GCCCGCTGAGCGCGGGCAATAAAAAACCCGCCTTTCGGCGGGTCCGGGAGTGCGTTGCAGCATGCTGCTAGCATATCGCCCCACTTGGAAAATGTCAAGTGGGGCTTCTGACAATGTCAGATCAGATCGTTGGCAAGTTTGAAATCCGTCCGTGAACCGATGATGCCCGCTTCCAGATCCTCCGCGCCTTTTATCTTGCCAGCATAGCCCTTGATGCGGGCTAACAGGATATTGATATCGTTAAGGATTGCCTCGGCACACTTTGCTGACTGAATCGCGTCGGCTTTGGTTTTTGCGTCGGCTTGCGCCGCGATCATGGCGGCTTTCTTTTCTTCGGCTTCGGCTTTGGCCTGTTCGGCGGCTTCGGCTTGCTCTTCTGCGACTGCGGCTTTCGCTTCGGCTTCGGCTTGCGCGATGGCTGCGGCTTCGGCTTGGGTCGCATCGAGTGCGGCTGCGGCTGCGGCTTGTTTAGCCTTAAGGTCGGCGGCTTTCGCTTCGGCGGCCGCTATTTTCTTATTAGCCTCTGCGTCGGCTGCGGCTTTGACGGCTTCGCCTTTTTCCACTGCGGCTTGCGTGGCGATCACCTGTGCGGCTTTTGCTTCGGCTTGCTCGGGTGTCAGTTCGGGAGCGGGTTGGACGACCACAGCCGGAGGGTATGCGGTTTTCATGACGCGACCAAAGTATTGCGACACTTTGTCCTGCGCGGCTTTGCGTGCTTTTTTGTCTGTTACCTTGTCAGACTCAAGCGCGAGGGTAGCCTGATCGGACGCGGGCAAACCCGCAACAATCCAGTCCTTGATGAGGTTAGTGTCGGCCAGCCCTTCGGTGACCCATGCGGCTTTGACAAGCTTACCGGCTTCGATCCAACGACCATATGCAGATTCGGTGGTTTCGGTAGCGTTGACGATAGCGACGCGAGCGGCTTCGACGGCTTTGGGGTCAATGGTGACCATGAGAGATGCAAGTGTGGACATGATGTAAACCTTTCGGGTTGGCAGTAAGACTGGATTGCCTTACTGAGATAACAGTATAACAGCGATGAACAATAAACGCAAGCCTCAATTGTAAACTGTTTGTGTCATCTTCACGCTCGCGCTGCGCTCTGACATTGTCAGAACCGACACAAACTCGCCACAATCTGGCTGGGGCTCCAAGCCACCCCACCCCCCAAATTCTGAGTTGGTACCATCGCACCCCCACACCCCCTTAATCCGCACAAATCACCACCTATTTTCAAAACCTCAACATACCCAAAAGAACTTTTTGCAAGCTAGGCCCTTATTCCATGCGGCTTTTGAGAGGCCATTATGGCGGACACCCCCCCTTCATAAATAAAACGCCACTGAAAAAATACAGCGCAAAAAATTTTCAAAGTCTCCGGCTTTACTAATAAACACCTATCTCCTATACTCTTGCAATCTCGGTTTACCGATGCGATGAAGTTATGTACATGCCTCCTATAGAGTCCGGAGTCCCGATGGATGTGCGGGCAGAAGTGACTCTGCCCCAGATGGATGAGCGCGAAGAGTTGGAAGTCCGGGCTAGGACTATTCAGTTAATCGCTGATCTGACGGGCGAACCCCCAGTGCCCGAAGAGTTTCACATGCAACAGGCAAGGCAGATCCTGAAGTCAAAGGATTTGCGTCACCTCAACGAGTTGCCAAATGAAACTACGCTTTATCTTCGGGAGCTTGTCTCCCGGTACGACTATGAAGTCGTAAAAAATCTCGCGGATCTTAAAACTTATACCGCCCATAAGTTGTTGGAGCTATCCAACAGTGCCAACGAGAAAATCCAGCTTGGTGCTCTTAAGCTTTTAGGTGAGATTGACGGCGTCGATGCCTTCAAAAAGCGCACGGAGATTACTGTGCAGCAGAAATCCACCGAAGAAATTGAGCGTGAGCTTATGGAGAAGCTCGACAGGCTAACTGTTGACATGGGGTTGGTGGAAGAAACGGTAAATGCTGAACCCCGAGCAGATTAAGGCCCTAAAAGCCCGCCTGCCGACAATGCAATCCGCTGAAAAGGCGTGGCTGCTGGAAAGGTTGCAGGAATATGAGAAGCGTAAGCAAATGGGGGATGCAAAGTCCTCGTTTACCGCATTTATCAAGCACGTTTACCCCCATTACAAGTTCGGTGCCCACCATAAGAAGCTAATTTCGCTCTTTGAAGCGGTCGCTAGGGGTGAAAAGAAGCGCATTATTGTCAATATTGCTCCCCGACACGGTAAATCCGAACTCATCAGTTATCTCGCTCCCGCGTGGTTCCTCGGTAATTTCCCCGAAAAGAAGGTCATTATGGCCTCCCACACTGCTGACTTGGCGGTGGATTTTGGTCGAAAAGTGCGTAATTTGGTGGGGGAAGACGCCTATAAACAGGTGTTTCCTGATGTTGCACTGCAACAAGACTCTAAGTCTGCATCTCGCTGGGGGACGAACCACAAGGGCGAGTATTTCGCTATCGGTGTAGGCGGTGCGCTGGCAGGCCGTGGTGCAGACCTGTTCATTATTGACGACCCCCATTCCGAGCAAGAAGCCAAGCAAGGTAAGCCCGAGGTATTCAAGCCCCCGTGGGAGTGGTTCCAGTCTGGTCCCTTGCAGCGTCTGATGCCGGGTGGCGCAATTATTGTGGTGATGACTCGTTGGTCAAAACTTGATCTGACTGGGCAGTTGATCGACCACATGACGCGAAACCCCGATGCCGATCAGTGGGAGGTGGTTGAACTGCCTGCCATTATTAATGAGGGCACCGAGGATGAGAAACCTTTATGGCCTGACTTTTGGACGTTGGATGAGTTGTTGTCCAAAAAAGCAGGTATGGACCCCCGGTATTGGCAAGCCCAGTACATGCAGCAGCCGACATCGGAAGAGGGCGCACTAATAAAGAGAGAGTGGTGGAACGTGTGGGAGGAGGAGAAACCCCCTCGGTGCGACTTCACTATTATGTCTTTGGATGCTGCCCAAGAAGCGACTAACCGGTCTGACTTTAACTCCCTGACCGTGTGGGGGGTGTTTGATAACGAAGAGTCCGGGGCCAAGAACATCATCTTATTAGAGAGTATCCGGGAGCGGATGGAGTTTCCTGAACTCAAGAAGATGGTGCTTGAGGCTTATAAAGAGTGGGAACCGGACGCTTTCATCGTTGAGAAAAAGTCCAACGGGGCTGCTTTATATCAGGAGCTTCGCTCCATGGGTGTGCCGGTGTCCGAGTTTACGCCCGGTAAAGGTCAAGACAAGATCGCCCGTGTTAATGCTGTTTCAGACTTATTCTCTTCTGGTATGGTGTGGGCACCAGATACACGGTGGTCTAGAGAACTTATCGAGGAAGTGGCGTCATTTCCTTTTGGGACTCATGACGACATGGTGGACTCCACGACTCAGGCGCTGCTGAGATTCCGTAAGGGTGGTTTTATTGCCCTGCCAAGTGATGAGCCAGAAGACATCCGATGGTTCAAGAGTAAGCGGCGCGGCGGTTTTTACTGAAATTATTTAGGGTGAATAAAATGGCAGTGAACATGGATAAGGCGTTTTACCAAGCCCCGCTTGGGTTAGAAGACGATGCAGAACCCGCGTTAGAGATTGAGATTGAAAACCCGGACATTGTGACGCTGGATGACGGCAGCGTAGAGATCACGATCAGTCCCGAAGACGACATGGAAGAGGGTGGGTTCAACGAGAACCTCGCTGAGACGCTAAAAGATAACGTCCTGTCCTCACTGTCTAGTGATCTTGTTGCCCTGTACGACACAGACGTAAATAGCCGTAAGGAATGGGTTGAGACATATATTAAGGGGCTTGAGCTTCTGGGCCTTAAGTACGAAGAGCGTACGGAGCCTTGGGAAGGGGCATGCGGTGTGTTCCACCCGCTGCTAAATGAGGCTGCTATTAAGTTTCAGTCCGAAGCGATCATGGAGACGTTCCCCGCTGCGGGTCCGGTCAAAACCCAGATCCTCGGTAAAGTCACACGCGACAAGGAAGAGGCTGCGGCCCGTGTACGTGATGAGATGAACTACCAGCTTACTGAAGCGATGGTCGAGTATCGACCGGAGCATGAGCGTCTGCTCTATACCTTGGGCCTTGCAGGCTCCGCCTTTAAGAAGATTTACTTCGACCCCTCGCTTGGTCGCCAAGTGGCGGTGTTTGTACCGGCTGAAGATGTTGTTGTGCCTTACGGCGCGTCAAACATTGAGAGTGCGGAGCGGGTTACGCATGTGATGCGTAAGACTAAGAACGAGCTTCGCAAGTTGCAAGTTGGCGGGTTCTACAAAGATGTTGAGCTAGGTGAGCCACAGAAAGTTCTCGATGACATTGAGAAACGTAAGGCCGAAGAGCAAGGGTATAGCGCCACTGAGGACGACCGGTATCGCATCCTTGAGATGCACGTTAACTTGGACTTGGAAGGCTATGAAGATAAGGATGCTGATGGGGAGGAAACAGGAATCGCCCTCCCTTATATCGTTACGATTGAAAAGGGCACTGGAGAGGTACTGGCGGTACGAAGAAACTACCTTGAAGAAGACCCCCAGAAGCTCAAGCGCCAGCACTTCGTTCACTACACTTATATTCCGGGCTTTGGCTTTTACGGCCTTGGTCTTATTCATATCGTGGGTGGCTACGCACGGGCTGGTACATCTATTCTTCGTCAGCTTGTCGATGCCGGAACTTTATCCAATCTGCCCGGCGGTCTTAAATCTCGGGGTCTGCGTGTAAAGGGTGACGATACACCCATCGCTCCGGGCGAGTTCAGAGATGTGGATGTGCCCAGCGGCAGTATCCGCGACAACATTTTGATGCTCCCTTATAAAGAGCCGAGTCAGGTTCTGAACATGCTGTTGGGGCAGATCGTTGAAGATGGCCGCAGACTTGCGTCAATTGCGGACCTTAAAGTCTCCGATATGTCGGCACAAGCGCCCGTCGGGACAACGATGGCAATCCTTGAGCGCATGCTCAAAGTCATGAGTGCCGTCCAAGCTCGCGTGCATTTCACGCTCAAACAGGAGTTCAAGCTCCTTAAGAGTATCGTACGCGACTATGCCGACGAGGCTTATACCTACGAGGTAGATGGCAAAAAAGGCCGCGCAGCTAAGAAGGAAGATTTCGAGCATGTTGAGATTATTCCGGTCAGCGATCCTAACGCCGCAACGATGGGGCAACGCATCGTCCAGTATCAAGCAGTGATGCAGTTGGCGCAAGCCTCGCCTCAGATTTACGACCTCCCTGCGCTACACCGCCAGATGCTTGAGGTTATCGGCATCAAGAACGCTAATAAGCTGGTCCCGATGGAAGAGGATCAGACGCCTAAAGATCCAGTTAGCGAGAATATGTTCCTGCTGAAGGGCAAACCGGCTAAAGCGTTTATGTATCAGGACCACGATGCCCATATCGCTGTTCACCAAGCGATGTCTCAAGACCCGATGATCCAACAGATGATGCAGCAAAACCCTGCTGCACAACAGACGATGGCGGCTATTCAGGCGCACATGATGGACCACTTGGCGTTTAAGTACCGCAAGGACATCGAGAAACAACTCGGTGTACCGCTGCCTCCGATGGAAGACGAAGCCCAAGAAGGTGAAGAAGATCACCGTATGTCGCCTGAGATGGAAGTTCAGGTTTCTCAGTTGGCTGCGATTGCCGCACAACAGCTTCTTCAGGCCAATACGGCTCAAGCTCAACAACAGCAGAATCAGCAGATGGCGCAAGACCCTGTTATCCAAATGCAGCAGCAAGAGCTTCAACTGAAGGCGCAAGACGGTCAGCGCAAGATGATGGAGAGCCAAGCCAAGATGCAGAACGAGCAGGCCAAGCTCCAGATGGACCAGCAAAAGCTCATGCTTGAGAACAAACGAATTGATATCGACGCTGCTAAATCGGGCCGTCAGGCAGAGCAGGCTGACTTCAAGAACATCATCGACGCAATCAAAAACAACAGTAAACAACCCAATTCGGGCACGAACAAGCCCAAACCGGATAACCGTTGATGGAAGAAAAGATTCTTAAACATCTCCTCGCTCAGTTCGGTGAGGAGATCGCGACTAACACCTCTGCATTGCAGCAGGGTGCGGCCAAGACGTTTGATGAATATAAGCATCTGTGCGGGGTGATTCGGGGTCTAAGCCTTGCGCAGTCTCATGTAACCGACCTCATGCGAAGACTGGAGCATTTTGATGACTGAAGAACAATCCACAGCAACCCAACTGCCTAAGCCCCAAGGGTACAAACTGCTGTGTGCGGTGCCGGAAGTAGAAGATAAGTTTGAGTCCGGAATTCTTAAAGCAGACTCTTCGGTACGAATTGAAGAGCACAGTACGGTGGTCCTCTTTGTTATTAAGGCCGGTGAAATGGCTTATAAGGACGCCGATAAGTTTCCTACGGGACCGTGGTGTAAAGAGGGCGACTTCGTTATTACCCGTGCCTATGCGGGTACCCGCCTGAAGATTCATGGTCGGGAGTTTCGGCTTATTAACGACGATATGGTCGAGGCCGTGGTCGAAGATCCGAGAGGAATCAGCCGTGCAGGATAAAAAAGTTTTATCCGAAGAAGAACGCAGGGTGTATAACGCTGAAAAATCGCGTAAATGGCGGGAATTAAACCCAGAAAAGTACCGGGAGGCCAAGCGACGTTATTACGCCTCGGACAAAGGGAAAGCTCAGAAACGGAAAGAGGATGCAGCTTTTGTTGCCTCTGGGGGAAGAGCGCAGGTAGAAGCTCGCCGCGCAAGCAAGCCTATATCCGAAGCCAGAAAGGCTTCACGTAGGCGGTGGGCCGCTAGGAATAAGGATTACTTTGTCGCTGATCGTGCGCGTAGGCGCGATCTTGTACGTGATCTTAGCCCTTGTGACTTTTGGGTTCTGCAAGAGGCTGTCGCCCTCGCTCGCTTACGTGAAAAGGTTGTGGGCGGTAAGTGGCATGTAGATCACATAGTCCCCGTATCTAAGGGGGGAACCAGCGTGCCCGAGAATATTCAAGTAGTCCCTGCTTGGTGGAATAGAAGTAAATCCAACCTTCGGGTTGAGCGTTTTTTAGGAGTTTAAAATGAGCGAGCAAGTTGAGTTTGAGTTTCCTGACGAACAGGAAGCTAAGGCTACTAAAGCCGAGGAAAAAGAGGTCAGTAACGAGGTAGAAGTTGAGGTTGTAGACGACACCCCTGAGAAAGACCGGGGCCGTGAGGCGTCTGAACCCCCTTCGGAAGTTACGGAAGATGAGCTAGAGAGCTATTCGGACAAGGTAAAAAAGCGTATTCAGCACCTGTCCAAGGGCTACCACGATGAGCGTCGGGCTAAAGAAGCCGCTGGTCGGGAGAAAGAAGAGGCTCTTCGCTTTGCCCAGCAGGTATACGAGGAGAACAAGAAACTTAAAACCTACGCCAACCAGTCTAATAGGACCGCTACAGAGGCGAATAAATCCGCTGCTGAAGCCGAATTGGCGCAGGCTAGAGCCAAGTTTAAGAAGGCATATGAAGACGGCGATGCCGATCTTTTAGCCTCGGCACAAGAAGAAATCGCTGACGCCAAGATTAAGATTAGCCGCGTCCAAGATAAACTTGTTGAAATTCCTGATGAAGATACTTTACAACGGGAAAATAAACGAGTATATAGTGAACCAGAACCCGCCCAGTATAGGCCGGACCCAAAAGCACAAGCGTGGCAACGCCAAAACTCTTGGTTCGGATCTGACGAAGAGATGACCAGCTTCGCTCTGGGGGTGCATGAGAAATTGGTTAAGCAGGGTGTCGATGCTGAGTCTGATGAATACTACGAGAAGCTGAATCGGAGAATCCGACAAGTGTTTCCCGAATCATTCGATGACGAAGTAGTCGAAGAAAAGCCCGTAAAAAAGGCTAAACCCGCAAATGTAGTGGCACCTGCAACGCGAAGCACAGCGCCCAAGAAAATCGTGCTGACGCAAACACAGGTCGCATTTGCAAAACGGCTCGGAGTCCCGTTAGAAGACTACGCGAAGGAAATTTCTAAATTGGGTAGAGAAAATGGCTGAGAATCGCACTGAACGTAACCTCATTAACCGCGAAGTAGAAACTCGCGAGCGCACTATTCGTCAGTGGAAACCCGCCGCCACTCTTCCTGATCCGGCTCCACAGCCGGGATACGCTTTCCGATGGATTCGCACTGCTATTCTTGGGCAACCTGACCCGACTAATATGTCTGGAAAGATGCGAGAAGGGTGGGAACCCGTGAAAGCGGAAGATCATCCCGAGATGATGCTCACCCCGAACGCCTCGGGAAATCTCGAAATCGGCGGTCTGATCCTGTGCAAAACTCCGCAAGAGTTGGTGGATCAACGCGATGCGTATTACAACAAACAAGCCCGCGCACAGATGGATTCGGTCAATAACACACTTTTCCGTGAAAATGACCCGCGTATGCCTCTGTTCAAGGACCACAAGTCCGAGACTTCGCGTGGTAGCTTTGGTTCAGGTTCTAAACTGTAAGTTTTGGAGGCCTAAATGGCTGCAATCGCTTCTCCTTATGGACTGCGCCCGCTAAACCTTATCGGCGGTCAGTCTTATAACGGCGGCGTTATCCGTGAATTTACCTATGGCACTACTAATAACAGTGCTGCGGTTTTTTTCGGTGACCTCGTTGTTCTTAGCTCGGGTATTCCCGCTGCTGTGTCTGCTACTCCGACTGCTATTCAGATCCCTGCTACTTCGGCTAACGCCACCGCAGGTATCGTTGGTGTGTGCGTTGGTGCCAGCTATGTCACTCCCGCTCCTATCAAACAACAGCAGTTTGCTCAGTTCCTTCCGTCCGGCGCTTATACCGCTGGTTATCGTGATGTCACGCTGCGCGTGATGGACGATCCGGACGCTCTGTTCCAGATTCAAGGCACCGCTGCACTGGGTACGTTTAACTCGGGCACGAATGGTTCGGGTTGGCGCGGCGCTATCGGTAAGAATGCCGCTCTCAGCTTCGGCACCGCTGGTTCGACCACTACCGGTAACTCGGGCGTGGCTCTGCTTGTGGGCACTGATGGCGGTTCTATCGCTACTACGACCACTCTGGCAATGCGTATTATCGACGTCGTTCGTGGCACTGAATCGGATGCATATCCGGAGTTCATCGTCAAGTTCAATCTTGGCGTGCATTCCTACTACAACCCGGTCGGCGTCTAAGGGGTAATTAAAAATGGCAATCTCACGTTCCCAACTACTTAAGGAACTGCTCCCCGGTCTGAACGCTCTGTTCGGCATGGAGTACAACCGTTACGGCGAAGAACACAAGGAAATCTACGAAGTCGAGAGTTCCGAGCGTTCGTTCGAAGAAGAAACCAAGCTGTCGGGCTTTGCTCCCGCCCCGGTGAAGACCGAGGGTTCGGCAATCGCTTATGACAACGCGCAAGAAGCATGGGTTGCTCGTTACACCCATGAAACCATTGCGATGGGCTTCGCTCTGACCGAAGAAGCTGTCGAAGACAACCTGTATGACTCGCTGTCGGCTCGTTACACCAAGGCTTTGGCCCGTGCAATGTCCTACACCAAGCAAGTCAAGGCTGCTTCGGTACTGAATAACGGTTTCAACGCTAGTTTTGTTGGCGGCGACAACGCTACTTTGTTTGCTGGTACTTCGACTACGACCGGTCACCCGCTGGTTAGCGGTGGTTATAATCAGAATCGGCCCTTTACCGGTGTTGATCTTAACGAAACCTCGCTTGAGGCGGCTGTTATCCAGATCGCTGCTTGGACCGATGAGCGCGGTATGCTGATTGCGGCTAAACCCCGTAAGCTGATTATCCCGCCGTCACTGATGTTCGTTGCAAAACGTCTGCTTGAGACGGAACTGCGCGTCGGTACCACCGACAACGACATCAACGCGCTGAAGGCGATGGGTTCCATCCCCGAAGGTCATGTAGTTAATCACTTCCTGACCGACGTAAATGGCTGGTTCCTGATGACTGACGTTCCTAACGGTCTGAAGCACTTTGTCCGTACTCCGATGTCTACCGGAATGGACGGTGATTTCGACACCGGAAACGTCCGTTACAAGGCCCGCGAGCGTTATAGCTTCGGCTGGAGTGATCCCCTTGGGATTTACGGTTCGCCCGGTTCGACTTGATTTAGTCAAGTCTGGGGAAAAGGGGCTTCGGCCCCTTTTCTTTTTATAGCTTGTGTGGTAGTTTCTAAATATCCAAGATCACTTGCCTATCGACTGGCTTGGCAGACTTCCCCTTAAGACGATAGGCGCAAATAAGGGAATCTATTATGAGTTTCGCTACCTACTCCGGCCCGATTCGCGCGGGTACCGTTTCTAATACTACCGGTACTACCGCTGGTTTGATCCGCAATACGGGTGTTATTCAGTTGGTTCAGAGCGTGACGCTGGGTTTTGCGTCGATTAACGCTAGCTTGACCGGTACTGCTTTTGTTCTTCCTGCTGGCGCTATCCTGCACTCGCTCACTTGGTTCACTACGTCCACTTTCAGCGGTGCTACGACGGTTAAGCTGTCTATCGGCGCGACTGATCTCGTTGCTGCTACTACTGTTACTGGCCCAGCAAACCCGACAGCAATGACTGGTGCAACGGCTGCGGATGCAACTACTGCGCTGTGGGCTAACGTCGGTTCTACAGACGCAATCATTACCTACACGGCTACTAAGGCTGCTACGCTTACGACTGGTTCAGTTACGATTGTTTGCGTATACGCTCAACGCGCTGCGGATGGTTCTTCGGCTCCGGTTTCCGCCTAATTAGGGGGCTAAGATGCGCCCAGTTAGAGTTACGTTAACTGCCGCCGGGGTTTCGGCCCCGGTTATTCTGGACCATTACCGTTCGCCTTTTAACGTGGGGATTGGCGTCATTAAGACGGGTACCGTCGATTATTCGGTTCAGTATACTTACGATGACGTTTTTTCTAGCTCGTTTGATCCCGCAACAGCCGGTTGGTTCACTATGTCTGCATTCCCGCTTACTACGGCCACATCTAAGGACGGGACGATCTCATCGCCTGTAACGGCTGTACGCTTGAATGCCGTGACGATTACGTCTGGATCGCTTGTTATGACCGTGATTCAAGCTGGAATGCCGGGGTTATAAGATGCCTATTGACACTACTGCACTTCGTAAGTTCCAAGACGTTTGGGGTCCGGTGCTCGATGCTATCCCGGCTGTTCTTGAAGCGGTGGCCCAAAAGACTGACGTAGAGCGAGAACTGCGTATCAAGCAAGTCGAAATTGACGACGCTGGTAAAAAGATTGACGCCGCTTTTGTTGAAGCTGACAAGCGCCTGTCTTCGGTTAATTCCGAGATGGAACAAGCCATGCAGCAGAAAGCAAAAGTTCTGGCCGATATTGAAGACGCCAAGAAAGCTCAAGCCGCTGCTAACGTTAAATCTGAAGAAGCCTTTAGTCAGGTTGTAAACGACTGGAATAAGAAGATTGCTGCGTTGCAGTCTCAGTTTTCTAACGTACAGGCCGATTACAACAAGAAGGTTGTTGACGCTGAAGCTGATTTTGCTGGTCGGGTTCTGGCCCTTGAGGCTGAAGTTAAAGAACTTGAGAAGCGTAAAGCTGCTGCTGAAAAGGCTCTGGACGCGCTGCGTAGTAAATTGGGGTAAGTTGTGGCGACTACTCGCTCCAACCTACAAGAAGGGCTGGATAGTGGTGAATACGAGTACACCCATGTGGTTGCTACGGTCACTGCTTCCGGCTCTACTACTATTTATACGCCCACGGCAGGCAGGCTAATCAGGCTGCGCTGGATCTACGCAATCAATGATCCGGGGTCTTCAGCTACGCCCTTAATTAAGGTGTTTCTTGGGGCGCAAGAGTATTATAGAGTCTTCGCTCTGAGCAAGCGGCAAGCTATTAGCGGACCTATTGACGGGCCTTTGATTATCAATCTTAGTGAAGCTGCGGAAGTAGCCGTAACCGCTATTTTGGAATAAGTGTAAAATGGCAATTTATAACAAGTTTAACGACTTTACCGAACAGCTTAATCGGGGATCGCATAACTTCGGTAGCAACGTCTACAAGGTTATGCTGACCAATACTCTCCCCACCGCTGCTAACGCCGCTAAGGCCGACATCACTGAAATTACAGCGGGTAACGGCTACACGGCTGGTGGTAATACGACGACCATTACTATCGCGGAAACCAGCGGTACGACGACCATCACTGGAACAGCGGTGACCTTTACCGCTTCGGGCGCTATGGCGACCTTTCAGTATGCGGTTCTCTATAATGACACTACGGCTTCCCCGGTTAATAAGCCGCTGGTTGCTTGGTGGAACTACGGAAGCGCCGTTGCTTTGGCCGCTGGCGAGACTTTCACCGTCAAGTTCAACAACACTGATCCGGGCACCATCTTCACGTTGGTGTGATAAATGGCGAGCGGAAAAGGCTTAATTATTGTTGATTTTGGTACCGGCAATGGGAGCAACGAAGCTTCTGTTGCTGTGACTGGATTGACGACTATTTCTGCTACTAGCGTCTGTGAGGCGTGGGTTATGGCTACGAATTCGAC